TACAAACTTACTGTCATTGTCCACCCAACCAAACTGTGTTCTCATAATGTCTGCCCTCTTTTCTACTTGCATGTTTTTAATTGCTGTCACCATATAGATGTACACTTGCTCCAATTGCTTGGTAAACAAGACCACACCATAGTGCGCCAATGTTTTTCTTAATTCTTCTTTAACTGTCACTGCCGTCAATGGAACGACAAATTCTTTTATCCCGTCTTTTGGTAGATGCAGTTTAATTAAAACTACTTCGCCAGCATCAGGATCAATCAGCCTCTTTAGTACGTACAAGTCATGTTCGTAGACTTGAACAACATCATCTTCTTCGTCATCTCCTCGGCGGTAGATACCGCCATTCTTACCACGGAAAAAAGGAAACGGATACTCAGGTATATGATGCGTCTCTACAATTCCTTCTTCGCTCTCCACCTCAATGGTGTTATCTTCATCATCAGCTTCAGCAATCTCTTCGCCCAATACAATAGGCGACTTAATCTTTCCACGGTGTGTGCATCCATCACAATATCCTTTATTGTTTTTATCAAACGTTACGCAGTGGTGCGGTGCACCTGTCTTAACTAAATTATCAGCCTTTCGTTCGGTTTCATTAAAATCGTACTCGGGATGTTTACTCGACATCTTATGAATAGCTGAGTCTCTGTCTACGCAAAAAGACGCAATGGATAATGCGCTGCGCCACACGTTATATTCAATGGTGTCTTGATTTTGAAAACAGTGTAATAGCTGAGCACAGCCTTCACCTTTCACCGACTTCAACATGATTGTTTGAAACCGCTTCACTCGGTTCGATACCAACTGACTCATCAAAGGGCTTAACCCTCTGGGTATAAAGTCAGGCACTTGTTCTTTAGGCTCGGGTGCGCCGAGTAGTTCTTTCATCGTAGCGTAAGGAATACGCTTGGAGATGTCGTTTATTACCTTTACTTCAGCAGGGTCAGTGCCCTTGTAGTTAAAAGTTCCAGGGATTCTCAGTACTCGGGATGCTTCAAAAACAGCAGGGTCAACAATAAACTCATTCTCTTTGCACAACTCATGTAGCCTGTCGGCCAATGCTTCCCATTCCATACGCCCAATCGTCTCTTCAAGTAGCCAGTAGGCATGAATGCCGTAGCCTGAATCGACAATGATGGGTGCAGGTAGTTTAGTAGTGGTGCAAAACTCTTTGAATTTTCTTAACCCTTCCGCTTGAGTGCGATAGCCTTTGCCTTCATCTGCTTTAGCTTCACCACAATCGACGTCTATCCATAACGCTCTAAAGTATTTGGCATTGATATGGGTTCTGTTGTTCAAATCCCCATACTTAGCACAACCATAGAACGCATTGACGTTGTTCTTAACAAACTCTTGGGCTATTGCATCAACTTCAGCACGTGTATCACAGAAGCGCTGGTCTGGAAACTTACCCAGACCAAACACGCAGTACCTACCCTCTGCTGGTAGAACAGCATCCAGTAGATCAAACATGTTTACTTCCGCTTTTTATGCTGACGTATGAACAAAGAGATATGGTCGCCGTGTTCCCGAGCAGGGGTATGAGTACCCCAAAACCAATTGTAAATCGTAGCCCGACTTACACCTAGATACTCAGCAATCTCGTTAACCGAAATCTCTCGTTCAATACAGAATCGGCCAAGGACTACACCCAACGAATCACCTGCCGTTTTATTGGCTTCAATTAAACGTTGACTGTATCCATAGCTCATAGTTATTCCTTACTCCATGCTTCAAGAACGTCATCCAATTCTTTCTTTGGCATGACAACGGGGGTTTCAGCTTTGGGCCGTTTGACTGGCTCTTCCACTGGCGTAGGCGTAGGCAACACTTTGGTTGTGCTCATCTGTGCTTCGTATGGTGTCATAACTACCATCTTCTGCACGTCAGGGCGCTGTGCTACTTTGCTTGTCACTTCATAAATATCCTTAGTGATATGGCGCATGGGTGTAAAGAGCACCGACTGGTTGTCGTTGTTTTCATTGAAGCTAACTGAAGTCACAAGGTATTCAAGGCTCTTGCCATTGTTAGCCAAATACTTGGTGTAGTCTTCAAATACAAACTTGTTATCATTAGGAGCGCCTGTGCCAAACAAAGACATAGATGCTAAATTCATTTGATAGACTCGGCCTTCTAATGAAGTACCAAAATCTTCCTGAAGCACCACGGCGATACGGCGTGTATATCTACAAGCCTTAGACGTGCCTTGACCTGAACCTTTAATGTTGTTGGGGCAAGCATCGCAACGATCAGCCTGTGGGTTGGCCGCACCTTTAGCAGGGGACTGACCATCATTAGAAAAGCAATCAGGGGATGTTGGCTCTGCTTCAGGATTCCATGCCTTCGCATAGAATATACGCCCCACTTTTGGTGATGCGTTAATAATCACAACCTCTAAGTCACCCTTGACTTTGCCTTGTTCATCAGTGCCGAGCATCTTACGAAAGATTCCATTTTTGGGCACAATACGGGGGACACCCGATTTACCCGCTAGGCTTTTGGTTAATTCGCTGACTGGTGCGGCTTGCAGAAAGTCAGGTAGCGCTTGATCCATTAAAGCAATATTGCTCATCTTCATTCTTCCTTTTTACGTCTAACAACCACGGTAAATTGATTTTCGACATTCATCCCTTGGGGATAAACATCAGGATTCTCCGCAAGAAACTCCTTCATATGCGTTTGCTGAATTCGTTTCTCAAGTAGGCCATACGCATCATGTTCTCTGATGAACTGATACATAGAATCCCAATCGTTCGTCCAGTACCGTGACTTAACCGAGCGAACAATCGTGCCGTGAGTTGTACCAAGAGTGTTTGTGTTGAGAGTTTTGCACAAGTCTAATAACTCGCCCTCAATGATATCCATTTGAGCTTGAATTGCTTTGTCTTGTTTCTCATACTCTTGTTTGAGTGCTGAACGCTTGTCACGCATCTTGATATAGATTTGTGCGAGCATATCAACATCAACTGGGGGTTTTTCTTCCTGAACTTGTAAGTCCATAGTTAATTCCTTTTTGTTGTGGTTCTTGTATTATATGTCTTGTTTAGACATTGTCAAGTACTTCTTGTTTATATAATTCAATTATTTTTGAGTGGTCAACAATTTTACTTCTAAGCATTTGATAAAGTCGGGTTTCAACTGCACTGCCCCTTATGTGTACGATAGTCATTGCATTGTTTTGCCCGGGCCTGTCGATCCTTGCGTTGGCTTGCAGATACGTTTCAACACTTGTACATGGAGCATACCATATGATAGTGTTCGCGGCGGTTAAGGTTAAACCATGAGATGCGGCTTGCGGTTGAATGACAAGCACCTTTGGATCAACGTTGTTTTGGAACTCTCTAACAATTTCTGCGCGTCGGTTAGCGCTTACGTTGCCGTTAATGATATCGTTTGTAATACCATTTTTAGTTAAGTATTTTGTTAGCAAATCTATAGTATGCGTAAATGGCACAAAGATCAGCACCTTGTGGCTTGATTCTTCAATCACTTCTTTTACCACGTTGAGTCGGGTTGACGCATCAAAATCAATCACTGCACCTGTATCGGTGTACACTGAACCACACGCAATCTGTAGTAGTTTAGTCAACTTAGATGCGGCGTTAACAGCACTAACTTCTTCGCCCGCTGCTTCAATAAGCATCTGACTCTTTAGCTTCTTGTAATACACAAGTTGCTGTGGTGTCATGGGTGCGTCTCGGTCAGCATAAGTAAGCGGTGGTAAGTCCAAGCATTGAGCTTTTTCAAAACGTATGGCGGGTTGCAATATTTTATGTACTGTTTGATCGGCTGTGGGTCGGGGTATCCACCTGAAGTCACTGATCTTTAGCATTACGCTATCTTTAAATTGCCCAAAAAACATGGGTACATTCGCAGGATTTACAAGCTTTGCTAGTCCGTAAGCATCCGCAGGGCTCTGGGCGGCAGGTGTACCAGTCAACATCCACAATCCGTTGACATGCTTACCTAAATCCCGCATAACTTTCCACCGTTTGGTCGCTGGGTTTTTGTAAGCTGATGCTTCGTCTACTACAATCAAATCAAACTCGCCTTGGATAATTTCATTTTTAACAATTTCTACGCCATCAAAATTAATAATGACGTACTCAGCACCACCAAGAACAATATCCTTGCGTTTTTTAGCGCCACCGTAAGCAATATCTACTCTACGATGTATAGCAAATTTAAACAAATCCTCTTGCCAAGCCGCTTTCATTACCGATAGCGGGCACACAATCAACACTCGGTTAATAATTTTTCGGGTCATGAGGTAGTCGGTCGCCCATATAACAGACGCAGTTTTACCTGTACCTTGTTCGTTAAAACAAAAAGCTTTTCTGTTTTTAATTAAAAAATCTGCCGTTTGAACTTGGTGAGCAAATGGAGTAAACCCGTGTGGCCTAGGCCAACTGTAAGTATCAAGGCTCATTTTTTCTTAGGTTTGTTTACTTTGACTGTGTGGTCGCTATTCCTACTAAAAGATCTGTTAGCGCTGGGGGCCTTCAGCTTTAAGTTCGACGGAGCATTTGTACCGCCCTTGGACAATGGCTTAGTATGGTCGATGTCTTTACCTGTGCGGTCGATACCTTTTTTGTCCATTTCATTTCGTGCACGTTGACGCTCCATGCGGTCGGGCAATTCACCACGCTCCACTTGTTGCTGATATTCTTTTTTGTAAGGTCTGGGTTTATTAACGTATGGCATCATTTACTCCTTTTTGTATAATGTTCGCATTGGGTTACTGGACACCATCCGCAGAGGGGGCCTGTTTTTGCATTCCATGTTCCACTTTCAAACGCTCCCTCTAGTCTTTCCAAGTGAGGCAAAACTTTTTGCATGTACTTTTCTTTTGTTTTTGATAGATGTAGGGCTCGCACTACATCCTTGCTCACTACAAATAAGAGTGCCGATTTGATCGTCTGAATCTCCGGAAACTTTGCGAATAATCCACAAGCGACAAGATCCAGTTGGGTAACGTCCGCATATTTCGCATTCTTGTTCGTCTTGTAGTCCACAGAATACGCCGTCCCCGATTTCTTGTTGATAATCACTAGGTCGGCTACCCCATGCCACCACACATTCGGAGCATCGAAATCGCAAGATTCTAAGTTCTTCGTCAAACCAAGTTTTACTTCGCACAACTTTTCTCCTTCGATGTTGTTTAGTATGTCTAAGGATGATTTAAGATACGAAAACTGCGGGGGTAAGTCTATGCCATCCCGAATGTATTCTTCACATGCCGTGTGTGCATTTGTACCATACATTGTTGCATCACTGCCTTTATCTTGCACATCCTTGGCTACCTTCAAATGATAGTACTTCTTAGGACACTGTTGAAATGTCTTGAGACTACTAAACGACCATATGATATTAGGCACAATTCTTCTCCTTGAGTTTGGCAATCATCAACTTGGCTTCAA